GTTATAAATAAATGATTTTACCAGTTTACTCTGTCCGTAACTTCCTTGTTACTATAATAATATACACATTTTTTGTTTAAAATCATATATTAATTATTTCTTTCTGCAGCTTGAGTACCTCTTTGTTGTTGAAACATATTTTCTATATCTCCTGCAATCAATGCAGCTGTATCATCTAAAATTACTTCAACAAGATCATCTTTAAATTGACAGTTTACATTTGTAGTACTCAATACACCGGTATAAGGATCAATACAACCCTCTACCTGAATAAGCACAGGTTTTTCATAATAAGTCAATATAGGATTAACAATGTTAAAACTGCTATTCCTATATATTCTTATTGTATTTCCCAGCATTGTACAAAATGTTTCTCCCCAGTCAAAGTCTGGATTTTTTAAAGGATCCCTTAATAACAATGATACATTAGCTTCTTCTGCTAAATAAACTGTCATTGACCTAGGTGTACAACAATCATCTTTTGCTTGAGTGGTTACTTTTTTAAATTCTAAATATGTATCTATTGGAAAATTGTTTGATTCAAAATAATCATTTGTCTCAGCTCCAGTAAGAGATAACTCTCTAAGTAAAGGCTGTAAATCATCTATTCTTTTTTTAGATAGTTCATCACCTTCCTTATACATGTTACCTCCATGAAGATTTCTTCTACACCACTCTATCTGTGCTTTATTAAAAGCCTCAACAAATTGCCAACATTCTATATTATCATAGTCTTGACTATCAAGCTTATTTAGCCTTTGTTTTAATTTAATTAAGAGTGTACTATTTTCCATTAGTAATAATATTTATGAGTTCCAATATGGTTCTACTTTTTCCATCAATGAAAGAAGCTGTTCTTCATTATCAGGTTTCATTAAGAACTCAAGCACTTCTGCTGGTCTTTTACCCATTCTAATACCACTATCAATAGGTTCAATCCAACCACCTGCTTTTGTTGTTATGAATCTGTAATACAGACCGTCTTTAATTAATGCTCTAATTTTTAATTCTTCCATTCCTAATTTTGAAACTTCTAAGAATTGACTTGCAGCTCTTTTCTTATTTGACTCTCCACCATTACCGTTTATATATGTATCCATATTTTCATACATAATATCATTAGGAGTGTTCTTAGTATACTGCACACTATCTACATCAGTTACTTTAGCCACATACATTAACTTTGTAGGGTTTGTGTCATATAAACTTTGTAATGCTGATAACGCTTTATTTTTTAATTTTGTTAATTCAGTTCTTGTTGTAAGAGTTTCTTCAACAGTATCTAAATAAAATTTAGGATTATTTTGTGCTCTTTTTGCTTCTTTTAATGACGCAGCAACAATAGAAAATCCTCCTGCTTTTATTGCATGTAATTTTATTCTGTCATATGGATCTACCTCAGCATCTAAAAATACTGGATCATTTCCACATCTTAATTGTATCTTATCCCAAAATTTAGAATTATCAGGTTTCATTATAGTAAGTTTATTCCAAAATTCTTTATCATCTGGATCAACTAAATTAGCCGCTAATTCTGCTTCTAGTTCAGAAACAACTTTTCTGATTTCAGCAATTTTCTTTTTCTTTTCTTTTGGAGGTAGCATTTTTACTTCAGGAGCAAACTCATTTAATCCTGTAACATATCTTTTTACACCATTCATTTCTAAACATGCTAAAGACTCTTGATGAAATACTCCATCATGTAATGCTAGTCCATATTGTTCTAAACCCATATTTTCCTTGTTTGGATTAAAATAAGGTCTTATAGCAATAGTGCTACTTTTTTTTGTTTGTTGATACTTTTCAACAATTGTGTAATCTTCCATTTTGGTTTTTTTAAAAATTAATAATTATTACTCTAGTCAAATTGTATACTGTAGTATACGCATCTATTATTACTAATATTTCTAAAGCAAGGTTTTATCCTTGCTAAAGTTTTTGACTTTATTGTTCCTCAACTACTGGAATAACAATTTTTAATATGCCTGCTGTATGATATATATCTCCTGTTTTTAAACCAGCTGCAATTGCTGCAGCATTATCTAAATAAGAACTTGAAACAGCTACATCACGTACCCAAGAAATTACTTCATTTACATGTAGTAATCTTGCGTTTCCTGTTTCTGCTCTTGATACACCTTCATAAGCTGGGCTCTCAAATTGTTGCTTCAACTTAGTTATTTGTTTTGGTGCTGCCATGATTGCTATATTTATTAGTTAAAAAATAAAAAAAGGGAGGAGGCATAAACCACCTCCCCTTTTAATTAAATAGTTCTTAGAATGATCCTCCTGTTACAGGGTTTCTCATTACAATTTTAAGAACTTTAGTTGGATCCTTAACCCATATAGCTGGCATGGTCTGAGTCATATAAACTCTATATCCATTGAACTGACCAGTAGAAGCAAACCCTTGAGTTCTTCCCATGTAGTCCATAGTACCATTTTGGTAGAACCACTTAAGTTGATTATCCCAAGAAAGTTTCAACAAGTGAATGTTGTCATTTCCTTCATCAGTTACATCAAAGATAATAAAGCTAAATGAACTTAGAGGTCTACCATCAATTAATGGATTCTCAATGTCATTTGTATTTAAGTTATCAAATGCTGGATTCAATACAAACTTAACGTTAGCTAAGAAAGGAATAGTAAAGCTTGTGTAAGCAAAACCATAATCTAAATCCATACCAGAACCTTTAACAGCTCCTATGTCAGATGCATTTTGAACTAAACCAGAACCATACACTTCATCAGCAATTGCTTTGTTGATTAATTGCATACCACCAATACCTGTTTGTACAACAAGTGATCTTTGTGGGTCCGGTCCTTTAAATTCAACTTTACCTTGGTAGAAGTTGTAAAGCTCAGACTTAAACATGTCAAGAGTAAATGAAGACTTGTTATATACTCTTTTGAAAGAGTTATCTAACTGTGCCCATAAACCTACAGATAATCTAATATCATCTGGTCCATCTTGCTTAATTCTACCACCTTTACCCCACATTAGGTAAGTTTCAATATCTGTTGCAATTTTAGATAAATGTGCAGCTTCCATATTTGTAATGAAAGTACGTGTAAGAGTTCCATTTTCAAATGCTTCTCTTGCACCAGCTTTACCCATGTTTGCAACTAATCCTTCAATACTAGGTACAGATGGATTGTTAGCGTCTGTGTTAAAGTTTCTCCAGATTTCAGTTACAGGCACTGTACCATCAGCGTTTAATCCGCCTTTGATCATTAAGTCTGCTCTTGAAGAAATTGAATAGTGTACGTGAGCTTCTGCACCTCCTACAAAGTTGTAGAATTCACGGAAACCAGAACCTGTTTCAATATCAGAGAATCTTTCACCGTACTCACCTCTTGCAGAACCTTTTCTGAAGAATTTAGTACCTTTAGCTAAATACTTGTTATCCAAGATAGCCGAGTTGTTGTTGTTAACTAATTGAACAGTATAAACAAAACCGTCACCTGCTGGGATAATATCATCAGCTGTGATGTAAAGTTCAAGTCCATTATACTTGTCATAAGTAATAATGTCACCATGTCCAAAAGTTCTTTTGTTAACTTTGATCTTAAATGTTGTACCATCTACACCTTTGTTTGCGTTACCTGGTTCAATATCCGCTACAATGTAGGGAAGATCTTGTGCAATAGGAGTTTGCCACTTGTACTCACCTCTAGCATTATCCACCATGATAGTATTCTTTCCACCAAAAGAAGCCATTTGATACAAAGGCATTTCTACCTTTTGGGTCATAGCCCAAAGATCAATTGGTCCCATATCCATAGGCTCAGGATTACCAAGCATTTGGGTAAGGTGATAAGAATCAACATGTGAACTTGCTTTGTAGCTTGTATCACGTAGGAAAATCCCATTATTTAAAACTGGAGTTGCCATAATTTTTGATTGTTTTTGTTGTTAATAATTAATTTACTGTTTATATATTTAATTTACTTAATTAAATTCGTTTAAATATGTTGGTTGGTCTTTGAATTTTTCTTTTAGTGCTTCTCTTTGTAGATTCTTTTTCAGCTTGGTTTACACCTAATGATGCACCACCTACATTTGATTGTTCACTTTTTAATTTTCTAACCGTCTTCTCAACACTCTTTTGTGCACCCTTATCCATTATCTTTGCTTTATATCCTGTTGGATCTTGTAATAACCACAAGGCTTCAGAAATTAATGCATAATTAGGTTCCACAAATTGATATTTTTCAAGTAGGTGTCCTAATAAATTAGTATTACGCCCACTTACTGATGGGTAATTAGGCTGAACTAAACCATTATATAACATAGCTTGAGTCTTTCTATCTACTTTAATATCACCTAACTTACCTTCTTTTAATGTTTCATATACATTTTTCATATATGCTTGAGATGCATTTTCTTGTTGTTTCTTTTTAAGCTCTTGCTCTTCAAGTTTTTGTGCAACAACTTTTTCTTGCATCTTATCTAATTTTGGCTTAAACTTATTTGCTTGTGTTTCAAGCTTACCTAAGTCTTTCCAAATTTCTATTTCTTCTTGAATATCTTCAGCAGTACCATATCCAGTAGCACTTAAGTATTCTTTAATGATTCTTTCTTGACCACTAACACTTTTAACATCAATAGTTTTAGTTTCTTCTACTTGACCAAGTGTTGTAAATAAACCTTTTAGATCTTTACCACCATCAGCTACATATTTAGCAGCTATTTGTAATTCTTGAGGTAAACTTTGAAAAAATTGTTTTGGAGTTTCTCTTCTAACTTGATTAGCTTTTTCTTCTAAATTAGCTTGAATAAGCTCCTCCCAATCTTTTGCAGTATAATCTTCTAGTTCTTTATCATCATCAAAAGGAACTATCTTATCATCTTTGATAAGTTTTGAAAATACATCAGATATACCTGATATAGTTTTTCTTCCTCTTTTTTCTTTTGTTTCTACTTCTTCAGTTTCTTCTTGCCCAAGTTCACCAAAGATTTCTTCAACGCTTTCAGTTGAGGTTTCAGTTTTTTCTTCAACTACTTCACTTACTTCATCTTTTACTTCTTCCGTAGTCTCTTCTTTTTCTTCTGACTTAGCTAATACATCAGTAGCATCGTCATTATCAGGATCTGCAAAAGACATATCAGCTTTTTCAGTTAAGCCAGAGAAGATATTTTTAGGTTGAGATTTATTATCTTGAATCATATCAGCACCACTTGGAGCAGCGTTGAATATCTCATCTAAATTAACTTCTACATTTTGTGCTACGTTACTTTTCACAGGCTGTGTTTCTGTTGTTGTACTCATAATATTTGTTGGTTTTAATATTAATAACTTCTTACATATATAATATAAGAAATGTTTCTAATATAATTGTCAAGTTAAACTTAAAAAATTTTAATAAAAGTGAAAGTTTTTTGCAGTATATAGCTAACGCTACTTTTTATCTTTCTCATTTTTGACATCATACTTATTTTTGTTCTCTCTTGCAATTTGAAGTTTAGTATCAGCTATTTGTTTAGATGCAGCAATTTTTTCTCTTTCAACGCTCAATCTATTATTTTCTTGTGCAGATTTAACAGCACTTTCTTGGCGTTTAAAATTCATTTGCTCTCTATACTGTGTAGATTCTCTTATATCCTTCATAGCATCTTGATAATCAGATTGTTGATTTTGATTTAAATCAACCATTGACCCATATCCGGCTGATCTAATTTCAGCTAGTAACACATCATTCTGTCTATCTTTTTCATTTTCAGACATTTCAACTTGAAGTTTTTGTTGTTCTTCTTGTTGCTTAGCTTGAAGTTGCTGCTCTTGCATTTGACGCTGTTGCTGCATATCTTCTTGTCTTTGCTTCTGGATTCTAATTTCAGAATCTTTAAGTATATCTGATACTTCTGCAATTGAGTCTGCTTTAACTATATTACCTAACTCATAAATACTTGCTCCTGAAGTATTATTAGTTAATGCCATTTGCTTTAAGTTTTCTAATATAGCTCTATGATTAGTCTTAGTTGTTGCAAATACGTTAAAGTCTCTAAGTAATAAATCCGTACCATTAATTTGGAAATTAACTTTCTCAGCTTCTGTAGATATATATTGTAGTCTAACGCTTGGATTAGTACTATAATAATATTGTGCTAAGTCAGTTCTCATTTGATGGATACGTGGCATCAAATGATCAGAGTGTTGTACAAAATACATTTCTGTTTGTGCATATGATTGTTGCATAGCCTGAACAACGCCTGTTGCGGTTTGAGCTGAGACAGCTCCACCTAAACGTTGTGGGTTAATACCTATTGCATCAAAACATTGTTGCTTAAAATAATTTGCAAGTTGAATTCTAGACATCAATCTATTAGTTTGCTCCATATTTAGAGTCTGGTAATGATTGAAGTTAGTTGCATTCTCAGTATTTGTAATAGATGTATCAAGAGGTAGCATTTGAAAATCTTTCATTGCTACGTATGCTTTTGCATAGTTGTTCTTACCCCAATCCTCACCCATTGAGTGACGTGGTAAAGCATTTTGATCAAACATTATTACTGTTCCTAATTCATCTATTAGAATGTCAGCAATTTGGTTATTAACCATATTATATCCAACTTGATATGCTTTCATTAAATCTACTAAAGAAGTAGATCTAGTATTTCTATCAGAAAATACTCTACCTTCTACAGGTAATTTACACCCATATAATGATGTATCTCCTTTAAACTGAAATGGTAATCTTCCAGGCTTAGTTCTATTAATACCTAAATAAATAGGATTAATATTATCACCCATAGTAGATTGCCACATAGCTGGTAAGTTTGGTCCAATTTTTACACCACCCCATACTTCATTAATCCAAATCCAGTCAACATGTTCACCTTGTAATAAGTTATCTTTTGACTTTTGTTTAAATATAGAAGTATCATATATGGCCTTTTTGGTTATCTTAAAGGTCTCATCTATAATCTCTTGAGTAACTTCACCATCATCTTCAATTTTAGTAAGATGACCAACTTTTCTTTGTGTTTTCCAATATATTGTAGCAACTCTCATTAGGTTACCTTCACCCCACATAGATACATCTTCATTCTCATCTAGTATTTCACTAAGTATATCACCACCTCTAGCGGGATCATTCCAATAGTTAGATGTAAATTGTCTGTAACCTAATCCTGGTGCATTGGTATTCCATTCGTGAGATCTTGTTGCATCATAATATGCACCATCATTTTGATATCCACTAACTTGATATTGTGCTGATCTAGCAGGATATATCTTTTGTAGGGATTCTAATTGTTTGGAATCCATTAAATAACCATATCTATCTACTACATCTGATACAGTCATTAAATCAATTTTACCTGCATAGTTTGAATCTGCAATATATCTTTGATCAGGAGATTTTTGATAGAAAGTTAATACAGGATTCCAAAGCTCTACATCATAATCATCTTCTAACATTCTAAAATGCCAAAATTCTCTATCTGCAATAAGCATATCACGGAAACCTCTTTCTTCAAGTTCTTGCATTTTGAATCTTTCTTCATCTACTGCAAGTTGATGGGATGCCCATTCTTCTACCATACTTCTGTAAGACTTACTAAAAAAGTCTTCAATCTCTGGTAATGATTTTAAACCTTCTGGAGATAATTGCTTTTGTGCTTCTTCTGATCCAGGGTCAGCACCCATCTCAATCATTTTACGTACTAAGTTTGCTTCTGCATCAGCCAATAAAGATTCTTCTATTTGAATTTTCTTTTGCTCAAGCATTTCATTGTATGATGCATCATCTACAGCTCTAAACTGCACCTTTGAATATCTTTTGGCAAATTCTCCTGTTAATACATTTATTACATTAGGTACAATAGGATAAAATTTAAGTTCTAAAGCTGAGTCATTTTCAGCTGTAAGAACGTCCATTAAATCTTTGTATTCATTATCTGGTTCAACAATATAATCAGTCTTATCAATTATACCTTTAGCTAACTTATAATTCTTTAAAAGCCTTCTAGAATTTACACGTAGGAATTCAATGCCTTGAAGTTCTAACCAATCTAAATTCCATGCAGCCCAATCATCATCCTTTTTTTTATAAGGTAAAAACTGAACCGGTTGTGTTAAGCTAGAAAATGTAGGCCCGCTTTCAGCTTTTGCCCCATTCTTCATTTGCATTGCATTTAATACTCTCATACCTGTTTAGTCTATTTTATATTCTTGAATCCGGACCTTCTAATTTTAGAACCACCAAATGTCTTGTTACGCCCAATATTTCTAAAAGGACCATTATACTTTAATTTACTCATTTTTTCTGAATTATCCAAAGAATTGCCTTCAGATTCACGTCTCTTAGTATAGCCTCTATTTGACTGTTGAATTTTCACAAATGCAATCAATGCACCAAATGTTACAAGCCTATCAACGTTTAATCCTGGATAATATGCTAACATTTCTTTAAGTAGCATTGGATCTGGTATTCTTTCAACACCCAATGTTTGTTGCATTACATTTCCATTTTCATCAAGCTCTTCATCAATAACTTCTCTTAAAAATTCTATTGCATATGATATCAGATGACTCTTAAATAATGTACCTGTATTTTTCCATCCGTATTCTTGATATACTGTTCTATTAGATCCAAGATCTTTTAAGAAAAGTATTTGTTGTTTAGGAACAAGATATCTTTGTTTTTTTCTAGCAATCATATGCTGTATAAATAATGAAATATTGTTTTCAACAATTGTCCATGCATTATACCATTCTATGATCATTTCTAATCTTTCATGAGTTTTATTTATATCATCAAAACGCCCACACCATGCTGCTACAATTTTATCTTTTTCAATGAATTGTTCTACTTCACCTGACACAGTTGTTCTTGTTACTTCAGTAGCATTTTTATAAATATAAATACTACACAAAGAATCTGATGTTGTTGTCTTCCCTTCTGACACAGGGTCAATTGATCCATAATATGCACCAAATGCTGGGCTTTTAACTGGTCTTTCCCATACAACAATAGATCCTGTTTTATCAATTTCTTTTTTGTTTACTGGAAAAGTTGATATAGGTAATTTTTTTGTACGTTTTGCAACTATACCAGTTTGATCTCTATCTAATTCAATTAATTCATATGCATATTCTTTCTCTTCAATACGTTTAAGTTGTTTACTTAAAATACCTTGTGGGAAAACAGACTCTTTTCTATATGCAAATGCTTCTCCTATATTAAGAGGTTTTTGTGATATTCTTAATTGATACTGTTCACCACTTAATTCATTTTTCCATCTTGCTCTTTCTAATCCTATTGCTTCTATTGCTTCTTCAACTTGTGAGTTACCATAATCATCAATATAAGGGGGCATAGACCATTGTTCTGGAATAAATAACCCTGCCATACCAATTGTTCCATCAGCATCCATTAGATTTGTTTCTACAGCATATATATCATTAGCACTTGGATTAAGTATCATTTCTTTTAATGGACCACATTGTTCTAAATCACCCACTGATCCAGCAGCTATAAACATACCTGTAGTCATCATACCGGATGACATTGCAGGACGCAAATACTCATATGTCTGCATCATGTTTTTAGCAATTCCTGCCTCCTCATGAAAGAAATATGTACATGGACCCCCTACCCCTGTAGTAGCATTCTTTTCAAATGAAGCACCTTGTATCTTTGATTTGAGACCTCTTGATGTTTTTCTATTGTTTACTTTGACCTCAATTTGCTGTTGCCATAGTAAAACCTTTTCAGGATTACTTGGTCTATACCATGCGGTATGTTCATTAAGAAATGTTTTATATTCTTCTAAAAACTTCCATGAACCTTTATCATTAATATAATCTTTTAATGATGCTCCTACTTTACAAATTGAACCTTCTTCAAACCAATATTGATTTATAATCTTACCCATATGAAAATATGAGGATGCTATCTGACGTTTTTTAAGTATTGCAGAATGCTGATTATTTAACTCAGCTAATAGTTCATACAAAGCCATGTGATATTGTGCATCTCTTACCTTAGCAAAACCATAATGCTTTTCTTCTTTATCAAAGATTGGTAAAAAGTTTAGCCACATATAATAATCTCTAGTTAAATACCATTGATTATCACCATCTTTATATATAACTCCTACTCTACATTTATTTTTTTGATCTTCCCAATAAGCAGTAAAATCTTTTGACCTAAATGGTTTATTACAATAAAACCCTTGCTCATTAAATACTCTTGCTTCTTTATTAAATTCAAGAGCTATCTTGGTAAAGTTATATTTACCAGGTTCTTTAAAAATACTATATAGATATTCTGCAAAGTCTTCATCACTTTCAAATGACGTTACATCCCACTTTCCATTTTCATATGTAGGTATGATTCTACTCATATCTTATGATAGCATATACATCACCTACTTGTAATAACAAATGATCTTCTCCTTGGTGTTTCATTGGTGTAGGCATAGCATGTTCTGCATATTGAACAACATCACCTATTTGTATTTCAGTTACCTCATCACCTCTACCCACTACTTTACCTTGAAATGTTTGTTTAAGTGCTATCTCAGGTAAGTATAATCCTGACTTAGTTTTAGTTTCAGGTTTTATCTCCTTTATTAGAAGCTTCATTCCTACTGGTACTACTACTTGATTTTTCATTCTTTTTATTTATTGGTTTATAATTAAATTCTGGCTCATCCCAATAGCAAAATAGCCATTGTGTTTTGTTTTTACTCATCTACATTTGATCATAAGCAAGTCCGGCACCTCCACGTACTGAACTTTCTTGTTCTTGTCTCATATCTGTAAATGCACCTTTATATGACTGTCTTATGTTTTCAAATTTAGCTGCTGCATTTACCATAGCATTAATGTTTCCATCTCTACCATGTTCTATTGCAGTAACTTCCATATACTTAGCTAATCTATCTAACATGGATTTTATACCTACATAAGCTCTATATGTTGGGGTTTCATATAGTTTCTTACACATATCAAGTGCATACCTTATTTTACTATCTTCAGGAGATTCTTCCAATTGTATTTCTTCTATTATAATATCTTCCTTTTCATGTTCAGGCAGATTAAAAAATGGATTTAAATCAGGATTGGGGCATGTCATGTAAAATAAATACTGATATACAGCCATATGTGTATCAGGATACTCTTCCATTATACCTTTTAAAAAGGGTAGTGCATAACAGTGCTCTGTTAATACTACCTTACTATTTTGTATGTCAAATAATCTTATTACCATATCTTAAAAACAATTACATCCATCTTCATAAAGTTCACCAAGGTCAGTCTGATTCATAATAGACTTTACAGCATTAAAAGAAATATTAGTTATACATATGGGTTCAGCCATTCCATCAATTAGAAGTTGATGTACAGAATTAATAACTTTATCTCTACCTAGTTCAAAATATGCTCTTAAACCTAGAATAGTATTTGCATCAATATATATTTCATGCCTTTTAGAATAATCAAATCCTAATAAATTTCCATCTTCTGTTAATGCAGGACTCCCCAATGAATCTGTTATTAAAACTGGGAATACTTGTGTAAGAGATACATATCTTGGTTTATATAATGCTATTTTTTTTGACATAATCTTTTATTTTTTATTTTCTTTCAACCACATAATAATAGAATTTACTTCATCTTTTAAATATGGTAATTCATAGATTTTAATATTTTCTAATACGGGTTCTCCGTTAACATGCTCATTGATTGGATATCCATTAGCATCTTCACCTACTTGTTTAAACTTTACATGTTGAATTGTTAGTTTTCCAATCTTAAGTTTAGGGTTGTGCTTTTTAATAATATACGCATAAATACTGAGTTGAAGGTTATAATGATTCAAATTACAATCATCTAAATGATTAACAGGCTTATACATTTTATTAGTAATCCCTTCCCAATTAGTAAATCCTTTCTCTTTTATTTCTTTATTAGTCTTGTAATCATTAATGTTTATATAGCCATTAACTACTTCTACTACATCTGCTTGACCACATAAACCTACTGATTTTAAATACACTAAATGTTCAGGATAAACACCTTCTTCAAGTTTTTGTTTTGGTGCAATTTTAGTTCCTTGTTCATCAATAATAGGTTTAATGATAGGAACTTCTACACCATGTCTACCAATTGTTTTAAGATCTAGCATGTCAGCTTCTCTTTGGTTATGATAAAAGTTACCAAGTTTAATTGCTCTTTCTGTTTCAGCATCCCATGCAGCAATTATTTCTTTTGGTGTCATACCATACCATTTAGATCTTTTATTTTTAGATGATTTTTTTGCTTGACCATCTCTATCAAATTTAGGTTTAAACTTGGCAATAAAAGATGTTACACTAAGCCAGTTAATGTTTTCATCATTTGTGCTTTCATACACATGACCTTCTTCTATAAATTTTAGTCCCATATCTATGATATTGTTGTATACCAGTATGATTTATTATTTTTTACCTCTAAAGAAGTTACAGTATCATTGTATACATAGTTAATTATTAGTTTCATTATCTTCTATTTGTTTAGTTATTAGTTCTTCTTCTTCTTCTGTTGTATATGCATCCCAATATCCTTTTGGACATTCAGAAGATAAAGATCTTACTTTAAAAGCTAAGCTACATCCACAATCTCCACAACATGGCTGTGTACCAGGTGCAACACATTTATCTCCTCCAGCATCAAATAAAGAGCACTTTACACATATTTGAAATCTATCAGTTGCTACTGCTTCAACATGTTCTTTTTTAAAAATACTATTCTTAATTCCTTCTGCAATTTTATCAGCATTTTTAAATACATCAAGATATTTACTCCACTTACTTTTCATTTCTAAATTTCTTTTTATTGCTAATATCTTGCTCTAGTTGTGCCATTGCTTTTTCCATTTGCAAAATATTATTTTGTATATCTTCACTTTTTGCAAATCCATTATAAGTTCTTTTAGCAATATTTCCTAAAAGACTTTTATTTTTCATTATAGATTTATCTAGTTTATTTTTTCTTAAATAAAAGGTTCCTAGCCCATCTACGTTAATTCTAGGAAAAGCTAAACTAGAAAGTTTTTGTCTAACCTTTGCATAATAAAATGAAACAAAATCATCTACAACAGAAGGATGAACACCAACTTCATCTGCTATTCCTTTCTTAAACTCTTTATGACTCTTCGGATTCACGTCCTAATATTTTATAATCCAACAATACAAGACCACTAGATTGAACATTAATATCTGGATTTAAAGAAATAGTTTTTTTATTGTGTCCTTTTTTTACAAGTAAATTCTTCTTCTCAGCCTTTGTAATTGCATTTCTAGCTGATTGAGAACTTTTAAATATATTTTTTCCAACTGCAAAATCACAAAACTTTGTAAGTTCTATTCCTTGAACCTTAGCCAATTCAGTTAAAAATTTTAAATCTGAATTACTAATTAACGTATCATTAAAGAAACAGTATGTAACTATCTGATACTTTATTGATACATTTATATCTACTTGATGTTTAAGATCTACTTTATTTACTATAGCCATATTATAAACTCATTATCATATCAACAAAGTCAGGATGAGGATAACAATCCATTTTACCTTTCCTAACATTGGTGTGTGTTAATAAACCTTTTATTTTTCCATAGAATGCATCTTGTTGAAAATCAAAGCCTTTTGTTGGACCATACTTTTTAATAAATTGTTGTAGTCCTAATCTTACATCTATATTATCTCTATCAGCAACATATTTAATCCACTTTTCTGTTTCTTTAATTTGTGCTTCTGAATATGTATGCCAATATAGCTTGCCTTTAAATGGTTCATCAAGAGTAACAACTTGATCTGGTGTACATTTAGACCCAACATAAGTTAAATGATTTTTATCTAAATAACCCATGCTGCATATTTCTAATGCTACAGAGTGACGGTTCATAAATCCTGAACCTGTCCTACCCAAATGCCATCCTTGACATCCTTCAGGAAAAGCTTGTACCATAACACCATCAAACTCATCATCACCATTTCTGTGATTGATACCTCCTAAAACAAATTCAGTGGCAACTCTTCCTCTAGTATCCCTACCCCAATGATCAATACATCTATATGGATTAGCATTACCTGCTGTATGATGTAAAAATATATATTCATTTTGTATAGGTCCCTTAAGGTATTCTCCTTTTGGTAAGTGATGTCTATGAATTATTTGATCATAGTTTGTTTTAAAATACTGAGATGAAGCATCTGTATCTTCGTCAATTGCTTCTGTAACAGTATATTCCATATTTAGAATTAATGTCCATGTATTAGAGTCTACAACTCCTGTAACCATTAAGTCCTTATCTAATTGGAATCTTTCTACAGCTTTTTCTGTCAAGGGTCCAAAGACCCCATCTACGGTAAGCCCTAATGCTGTCTGTAGTGTTTTAACATCTGAGCCTCTATCACCTCTCTTAAGCTGTTTCATCTTGCATAGCTTTTACCATTGCTTCTTGAAAAGCTTTACCTTCTTCTGTATTAAGATCTGGTGCACCTTCACCTTTTTGAGCAGCATATTGCTGTGCCATAAACATTTGGGCTTGCATACGCTCTGCTCTAGCCTTTTCTATAGTAGCTAATAACGTTTCATAATCTGCTTGAACTTCCAAGTGTGGAATATTATCATTGTAGAATTGAGTAATTTCATCTCTACGTGCTGACATTTCTTCTTTAGACATTTTTGGATCTTTGTCTTGAAGATTTGAATTGGTTTTTGAATCTGACATTTTACTATTTTTTATAAGTTAATAAAAACAAATGTATAAAAAATAGTTTAAATAAAAAAAGTTTAGATACTTATTTTAGAAACCGTATTACGTCTAAGTACGTCAATTAACATTTTAGCTTCCGAATATTGCCATATTTTAATAGTCATTGTAGGATCTTGAATATACCATCCCCCATCTTCTTCAGCTTCATCATTACCCCCGGTATGAAATAGCATATCTCCAAACTCAATACTAAAGTAGAAATATCCTTCTGGCCAATCATCATCTTCATGATGACCCATTTTGGTAAATCCCAATTCTCTTAACTGTGCTGCTGTCATATCCTACCATTTAACTTTGTCTGCCCAATAAGCAGCAGACATTTTGCCTTTCTTTATGTTTTTGCCATGCCTAGCCTTAAAACTCTTACGTTTAGCTTTCATTTTAGCTGACTCACCTGCTTTTGGTTTACCAGCAGTCTTTGCACCTTTTTGTCCAAAACGTATAGTCTTAATCTTATCTCCTTCTTTGGCTACAACAATATGGGACTTCTTAGGGTGTCCAGGTGTACGTTTAGGCTTGTTATATCCTGATACACCAGCTTTAGCTAATCTACTATCTTTTTTCTTAACTGCCATTATCTTTTCTTTCCTTT